TATGCAATGTTGTAAGCGATGTGACCCTTTAAGTCTTCAGCAGCGACACCATTTATTTTGAAAGAGTCATCGTTATAAACGCCAACCGTCAAATGCAGCTTTCCCATCTCTCACTCCTGCGGCAGCGCCGCTGTTAAATTAAAGGAATGCTGCATCCGCGCATCTTCTGCCTTGCATTTGTGAGCTGACCGTGAGGGTTTTTCACCTTCCGGTACTCAGGATCCTCGCGAGTCACAAACTCAGGCTCAGCCTTCACGCGCCAGTTCGGTGCTGTTACTGCTCTCAGAACACGGTCAGTGCATCCTGTAACGGATGTATTGCGCTCAGCTGCACGTTTAGCCCTGCGGCGATTTCTGGCGTTATCAGAGGCCAGATAGGTCATTACGATTGTCATACTTACCTCCGGTAATTGGCTTAGGTGGTGTGGTCGGTGGGAAGCCCATTTCGACCTGCATCTGGCCTACTTGTCTTCGGCATAGTTCCGCAGGCCTCGCCGCTTTACGTGCGACATATTCCCGTCCATGAACCCTTCACCACACCCCAAAGCCAACTTCACTTTGGTTCCCCGCATTTCGGCGGGAACAAACCCCATCAATGTTAAAGAGCATCGGCTTCCTGCCGGTCAGTGCGTCCTGCTGATGGGTTAAACAATACTAGCGGTATTAATTAAAAGCAATACTACAGGTATTAAAAATAATACAAAAAGTATTATGTTGGTGTTTTTAAAGGGGATTTATTTTTTGAAGGTATTAACGTGATGATTTTAGGCCCAGAGCTGGGCCAGAGGTGCTACTGAGATTTTTTTGTGCAGCGATCTATCCTGGCCTGCCAATCTCCGCTCCAGCCCTGCTTAAGGGCCTTTTCACAAAGTTTAATGGCTTTCTTGTAGTGCTTCTGCTTTTCCATAATAATCGCTAGCTGCTTAAATCCCGGATGTGACGGCAAGTATCCATCTTTAAAAAGATTCTTTTTGAACGCGGATTTTGCTTTTGTAGCAATGGAAATCTGGCTTTCACATGCCTTTACAGCTCTTTCAAGTGCCCCAGGATCTGTATCTCTCTGCTTGTACTCAAAGACGATTATGGAGTGAAAAAGGAAATGTAAGTCGAGGGTATCTTGACCACCTCCTGATGCAAGTGTCAGGGCTTTATCGGCGATCTTCTTTTTAACTTCATAAGGGCAATCGGTATGAATAAGGGCGTTGAATATGCTTATCTGCGATGAAAGATTACCCTGCGAATCATACCGTTCTGTGTAACCGGAATCCAAGGGAGCGCCGCCACCTAATGGGTGATAACCCTGCTTGATAGCTGCTCTGTCGCTTGGCATAAGCTCGTTATCCCACCAATCCGTTAGGCCGGCAAACCCTATTAAACCCCTTCCTTCAGACACAGCAATACCCCCTAAACCAGCTTCATCATTGTTTCGATAGCAACACCTATAATTTTGCAATTACCATCGATCTGGAATCTTGCTTGATTTGGATTTAATGGCTGCAGATATCGCTGCCCCATACCCTCATCAATCACAAGCTTCTTAAATGTAGCTTCGTTGGCATCTGTTAGCTTAGCGATAACAAGGCTACCGTTTTTTGCCTCTCTGCCGGTATCAACCAATACAAGCATGCCCTCGGGAATGCTTATGCCAACAGGGGCGGTCATAGAGTCGCCTTTCACCCGCAACCAAAATCCATTCCCCTCAACGTGGGCATCAGACTCGTACCATTCATTTATTTCTTCCAGAGTGTAAGGCTCTACAGCCTCAGCCCAAGCTCCGGCGCTCACCCAGCTAATCACCGGATACTTTTCTCCCTTCTTGTAATCCTTAACAAAACTAACGTTAGCATCCGAAGACGTGGCGTAGCCAGAGGCTTCCTTTGCCAGAATAGGGCTGAACTCAGAAATGGGTACGCCAAGCTTGTTAGCGAACGCTGATGCAACCGACACGTTAAGGGCGTTTCGGCCATTCAGGTAATGCCCCACGGCCCCCTGGGTGATGTCCAAAAGGTCAGCAATCTGCTGCTGAGTGACATTCAGTGATTTCTTTTTTGACTCATACAAAGCTTTTAGTCGCTGGGCGTCTGCAAGCTGTTCTGGCGTCAGTGACTTTTTCTTTTCCATCCCCTGATTCTAATACCTGTGCTATTAAAAAATGAAATACCGCAAGTATTGATATTTTTAATACTTAGAGTATTATTACACCATCGGTAAACAACGGGAGAAGACCGATGGAAAAGATTCCACTCGCTGATTACGTCAAGCAAAACGGACAGGCTAAAGCGGCTGACGCAATAGGTGTTCACCAGACGGCAATCAGTAAAGCAGTGCGGGTAGGCCGCAAAATTTTTATTACTACATTGGCGAACGGAAAGATTGAAGCCGAAGAACACCGGCCTTTCCCAAGCTCAAAGACCGCTGCATAAGTAACTCGCTCCACCGCTCTTTAAAACTCTGAAGCCGCTCCCACCGAAATGTCGGAGCAAAACCCAAGTGACTTGCTCACCGCAAAGTCACGCAAAAACATAATCAACACGGAGAAGTATCGGATATGGAACACGCAAACAACAGCAAGTTAATCAACCAGGTAGAAACAGAACTCCGCTCCCGGCTAACCCATAAAGGCCAACGCGCATTAGCGAGTGAGGCAGGGTGGCACGAATCGAAAGTAAGCCGATTGAATCTTCGCGACATGGCGACTGTTTTCGTGCTGCTGGAAAAGGTGTGGGAGACAAGCCTGATCGCTGAGGTTGCCAGGCAGGCAGTCGAAGCTGTGATGGGAAAAGAAAAAGCCCCAAACGCTGGAACGCTTGAGGCTTGATGCGAAAAGACTGGATCAATTCACAGGAGTAATTATGCACTTAAATGCCATTGAAAGGCAACCTGGCGTGCTTGAAGAAATGCCAATGCCTAAGGATTTTCGCTTGGCTGGGTGGGTTTATATGCTCAGCAATGAGTACATGCCCGGCATCTATAAAATTGGAATGACTACCACAAGCCCTGAGGTTAGGGCTAAAGAATTGTCATCAGCTACAGGCGTACCTTTTCCATTCAAGATTGAAGCGGCCTTTCACTGCGACAACCCAGCAAATTCAGAACGACTAATTCATGAAGATCTTCAGGACGTTCGCATAAACGATTCCAGAGAGTTTTTCCAGGATGACGCGGATGATTTGGCGTCTTTATGCGAACAGCATTGTGAAGCCAAGGTGGGAACCCCTGTCGAGTATCTGGCTATGGATTACGACGTAATTAGTTTTGAAAGCCTGACAAATCTTAGCCTTCCTGAATTGTTCGATGACATAGGCATTAGCGTTTTCGGTGACAAATTAGCTATTGCGGAAAGGCTTATCAGGCTTGGATCTGAGTTAGTACAGCAAAAACTCAACAGCAATCGAATGTCGATAGTTTTTCATGACGATAAAGCATATGCCGTTGAAGATGCGGAATCCTCTTGGCGTCGTAAGCATGAGAAAGAGCAGGAAGAGTTAGAAGAATCCCTCATTGCTGCGGGCATCTATGGCCCGCAACCTCTTCCAGCAGAAGATCCCATCCCTTTTTAATCAGGTAATAACATGAGCATGAATTTAATGGCCAAAGCCATGGGCATTAAGGTTGGCAACCCATTAAGAAAGCTCGTACTGATCAAGCTGGCTGATAACGCCAACGATAAAGGCGAATGCTGGCCTTCTTACCAGCATATTGCTGACCAGTGCGAGATTGGACGGTCAACCGTAAAAAATCACATCCGATCGCTTGAGGATATGGGAATGCTGCGAAGGGAGTTTCGTAGAAATGGAGATCTGAATCAGTCCAACCTGTTCTATCTCACATTGGATAATCCCATTAAAAGACCCACCGAAAATAGTAGGGCATCAGATGACCTAGGTCAGGATATGACCGAGGGGGTGGGGCAGCAGATGACCGGGGGTGGGGCAGCAGATGACCGAGGGGGTGGGGCAGCAGATGACCCCATAACCAGTCACTCTTTTGAACCAGTCATAGAACCTAAAGAATTAACACCAGTCGCTGACGCTCCTCCTGATAATCCTACTGAACTTTCTCGCTACGCATTCGAAGGCAACATCGTAAAGCTCAACCCTGAAGACTTTCAGCGGTGGGCGGATCTCTACTCAAGCATCGACCTGGTGTACGAGCTGCAAAAACTGGATATCGAGTTCACCCACGATAAGCCTAAAAACTGGTTTATCACTGCCAGTCAAAAAATCAGCTACCAGAACAAGCAGGCAGTGAGTCGAGGCATCAAGCCAGGTTCAGTGCAGCAAACCCCGCACTGGAACAGCCCTGAAGGCTGGAAGGACTTCATATGAGCACGCAACTACTGACAGCGATTAACAATCGTGACGGTGCCGCCATGGCTCGTATGGCTGGCGGACGATATGAGCCTGAGAAGGTAATCAGCAGTGAAGCTGAGCAGCTGGTTGACTCGCTTTTCAAGCAGCTTAAGCAGATATTCCCTGCGGCAGTCAGTACCAGCCTGAAGGGTGATGAAGCCGAGAAGACCACTAAACGCCAGTGGATCGCCGCTTTCGCTGAGAACGGAATCAAAACCCGTGAGCAGCTTTCAGCAGGCGTTCGCCATGCCCGCGCAAGTAACTCTGACTTCTGGCCTTCACCGGGTAAGTTCATCACCTGGTGCAAAGACAGCTCAGTGGTATTGGGCGTGACCCTGCAGGACGTGATGGCAGAGTTTCAACGCTACAGCCGTGATAAGGGGTTTCACACTGGCGGTGCTGAGCACTTTCCCTGGTCGACGCCTTTCATGTACTGGATTGTTTGCGACACCCGCCGGGCTATGTATCAGCGCCAGCTCAGTGAGGCGGAGGTTGAGAAGTACGCAGCTAAACAGCTGGATGAATGGTCGAAGAAGGTTTCAGCAGGGCAAAGCATTCCGGATCCGGTTGCCAGCCTGGAAGTAAAACGCGATGTGATGCCGACCAGCAGCGCACCGTCAAAGGATGACACCAAAATGCGATGGATGCCTAACGCTGCAATCCTTGGCTCGGTCACTCCTGCTCAGTGGCTCTACGCCGAATATCAACGCCGTAAAGAGGTGGGACTGGTATGACAACAGCACAAGATTTAATCCGCATAGACATCATCGAAAGTAGCAACCAGATTAACAAATACTCCAGATCATCTTCCCTCCCGCCAATCGAAAAGCGAAAGAACAAGCCCGAAGTTTGCCATTACCGACGTGACCGGGTGCTTCACCGCATCATGCAGTTGGAGATGGAAAGGGCGTTGTATCTGCTTGGCCAGCCAGCGCGTAAGGGAGAAGAGTGATGAAAATACCAATTCCCGGCAGGCATGGCGGATGGTGGTTAGGGCTGAGCTGGAATAAGCGATCGGAATGGGGTTACCACTCCATGTGGAACGACGGTCCGATGAAATCTATCTGGATAGGGCATTTTTGTATTGAGTGGTGGTGGCGATGACCAACAACGATGAGCTTGAGCGGCAGAAGTTTGAAGCAGCATGCAGGGCCGGCTTAGTGAATGGCGGCATGGCAAGCGATGATCACGGGAATTATTACAGCACGCTTACCTACGCATCATGGGAAGGCTGGCATGCCCGCGCAAAGCAGGAGAGCAATCATGACTGAAGAATTATGCAGGGCGAAGTTTGAAGAGTGGGCAAACAATAGAAATTCTGATCTTCTTATGTGGAAGAAGGGTCCAGCAGAAGGCAAGTACAAGAACCCAGTGGTTGAGAAAATGTGGGAAGCATACCAAGACGCCTGGAACACCCGCGCTGAGATGGAGAAGAGTGATGACTGATTACAGCAAGATGAGTGACTTTGAGATTAATTGCTCTGTTTTGGCTTTTTTTGAACCGGAAATCGAGCATATGTGCCTTAGCGCTGATAAAAAATCTCTTTATCACTGTGGTCTGGATGGTAATGGATTTCATGAGGTTGTCATACCTGATTACTGCAATTCATGGACTGATGCCGGTCCGATTATCGCCAAAAATAAAATCAGCCTTGATTTCGACGCTGATGGTTACGAGCCACCTCAATACGCCTGGTGCAAGACTTCAACACCATGCGGGCAAGTGTATTACGGTGGTGAAAGTGAACCTCTTCGCGCCGCGATGATTGTCTTCCTGATGATGAAGGAGTCCGAAAATGACAGCTGAAGTTATCCCACTCAAGCGTCCCGACCACGCACAAGGTGTGAAGGATGCACTCACATTGCTGAAGGTGCTTGTCCTTGGCGGCCACAGCCTGATGACCATCAACGATGTGATTTTGAAGGCGGAAGACAGCCTGGCTAAGTTGCAGGAGCAGAACACCCGGAGGTAAACCGTGAACAAACAAAGTTACTTTCTGATTGATTCAGAACGGCGACGAAACTGCATTGAATTCATCAAGACCCTACCAGCCAATCCCGCTTCACCCCTCGTAGTAACCATCCAAGAGAAAACCCGCAGCCTCGACCAGAACGCCAAGCTTTGGGCGACGCTTTCTGACGTCTCCGATCAGGTTGACTGGCATGGACGCAAGCTGACCAGTGAAGAATGGAAATGGGTGTTTACCGCGGCGCTGAAAAAGCAGGATGTCGTGCCGGGAATTGATGGCGGATTTGTGGTGTTAGGGCAGTCAACCAGCCGCATGACCGTAGGTGAAATGCGGGACTTAATCGAACTAATCAGCGCCTTTGGTGCAGAGCAGGGCGTCCGCTTCGGTGATGAAGCAGCTGAAGCCTTGCAATGGGCCCGGCGTTACGGGAGAGCAGCATGAGCAAAGTAAAAGTGGCAATCAGTGAAGCGCTGGAATCAGGTGAATGGCTCACCGCCAGTGAGATTACAGCCAGGACCCAGTTTGCGGGCCCATCGATAAAAGTAACCCTGTCCCGGATGTGCTCTGACAGCCTGGTTATCAGCAAAGACAATCCTCAGGTCATCGGCGGGTTGCTCTACAAAAAAGGCATCGTCAATTCTGGTTTCGGCATTGGAAACATCGCTCAGCTGGACAAGCTTCTCCGCGAGGTCAGGCCATGAAGAAAGACATCCAGACAATCCCTGACCTGCTCAGGCGATGCAATGGCAATCAGTCAGCAGTGAGCAGGATAGTGGGCTTAGACCGCAGAACTATCCGGCTGCACGCAGATGACACCGAAGGCGTCAGGCACGCGATAGTGAATGGCGTCCTGATGGTTGCCCAGGGTAATCGGGGGAGGCGAAAGAATGCGTAGCCAGAAGTCACCCACCCAGAAAGCAATCGACCACCTGATATTCCAGCCCACCAGGCGCTCCCGCAGCAAATCCAAACCAACCCCAACAGCCAGCGAAGTGATCACATTCGATTACAGCTATCTGCTGCTCAAGGCAAAGTGGGACCGCATGAGGAAATCGAGATGAGAAGTGTCGAAGAGCAGTGCGCTGATGACCTGGCTGATGTACTGGACAGCATCGAGGAGCGCGGAGAGGAACCCATGCTTTATTTGCTCTCCTATCTGCACGGCTACCTGCAGGGGATTAGCGTTGATCAGGAAAACATCCCATTCGTAATGGACCTGGGCGCCGGCGGGATTCGGGTTGAGATTATCGACGACATGACCGAATACGACTCAGGCGAACAGGCGAGGCTGCACTGATGGACGAAAAGGCATGCGCTGATTGCGGCATGGCCCTCAGTGATGACGAGACATGGGTATGCAGCGATTGCTGCGCGTTCTACGAAATGACTGACCCCATTGGGTATGGAGATGATGATGAATAGGATGCAGATACTGATTATTGGATCTCTGCCAATGACACTCCAGAGGGCGTTGTCTCACGTGGTGGAAATCGTTAAGCCCTCAGATCTTAATCGTCGCGAGTGGGAGCCTAAACCCTACGCTCAGATAGCAAGGCCGTTAGAGGCTTGGCAGGAGAAACCAAACCGAAATGCTGGATTCGCATCAGCACGCAGGCAGGCAAAGAAACGGAGGAAACATGGCTAAAGGCACACAGCCGAAACCGCCTAAGCCGAAGAAATGCAAATGCTGCCCCACCAAGTTCACACCCCGCAACAGCCTTCAGACCGTCTGCTCTCCCAAATGTGCAATCCAACTCGCTAACCAGCTATCCGATCGCAAACAAAAGCGACAGGAGAAAGCTGAGCGTGCTGCATGGAACAAGCGTAAAGCCGATGTTAAGCCCATCAAGCATTGGGAAGATATGACGCAGCGCGTGGTTAATGACTTCATCAGAGAGAGAGACAGGGAGCTTCCGTGTATCAGTTGCGGAACATGGGAAACGGTTCAGTGGGAAGCAGGGCATTTCAGGTCAAGGGGCGCGGCATCACATCTGCGTTATCACGAAGACAATATTTCGAAACAGTGCCATCGCTGTAACGTCCAGCTTTCAGGCAATCAACAGCAGTACCGCATCAACCTCATATCGAAAATCGGCCTTCAGCGCGTCTTAGCGCTCGAATCTGACAACAACCCTCACCGATACACCCGTGAAGAACTGGACTCGCTACGTGCGAAATACAGGGCTTTGCTGAGGGAAATTATTAAGCAAAGGAGCGAAGCAGCATGATTCATTTACATCATGGTGACTGTTTTGAAGTGCTGCCCACGATAGCAGCAGGAAGCATTGACCTCATTTGCGCGGATGTACCTTACGGTACCACTGAGTGCAAATGGGATTCGGTTCTCGACCTCGAGCGCATGTGGCTGGAACTTTACCGTGTAGCAAAACCAAACGCGGCGATAGTGATTTTCTCAGCGCAGCCATTCACCAGTGTTTTAGTCGCCAGCAACCTCAAGAACTGGCGAAGTGAATGGATATGGGAGAAGGGCAACGCTACAGGGTTCCTGAATGCCAAAAAGCAGCCACTTCGTGCGCATGAAAACATCGAGGTTTTCTATCGTCGGCAGCCAACATATAACCCGCAGTTCACCCACGGTCATGAACGACGTACGAGTAAGCGCAAAGCAGTCGATTCTGAGTGTTATGGCAAAGCCTACACCCTAACCGAATATGACTCGACATCACGGTACCCTCGAGATGTTCAGTTCTTTTCGAGCGATAAGCAGAAAGGCAATTACCACCCCACTCAAAAGCCAGTGGCTTTGATCCGGTACCTAATCGAAACCTACAGCAATCCCGGCGAGACAATACTCGATTTTACGATGGGTAGTGGTACCGCTGGTGTGGCATGTCAGGAATCAGGAAGGGATTTTATCGGTATTGAGAAAGACTCGGCCATTTACCAGGTGGCATGCGCTCGCATCGGGTACCGAAAAGAAATAACGGAGGCTGCATGATCGACTACCTCCGCCAAAAATGGCGCCACCTCAGGCTTTACCGCACACGCAACACCTTCCCGATTGACTACCGCATCCTTCGCAACACAGCAAAGCTAATGGGAGCCAGAAATGAGCGTACGCGAGCTTAATCTAAACAAAGAGCAGCATGACTGGCTGAATAACTGGCTGGAACTTTGGGGTGCGTGGATTTATTCCGGGCGACTGGAGAAGCGGCAGAGCAGCATGATCGCTCAATGGATGGCCAGTGCAGAGCCGCAACCGGGAATGTCCCGGCCAATGTGTAATGACGATGACGGAATGTTGATTTCTCAGGTCGTAGATTCCGTCATGCGCATCGATAAAAAAGCCTTTGGCATCCTGCTAAGTTACTACGCTCATGGTTCTTCCAAGCGAGCCATTGCATCCTACTACCACAAGGTCGCAAGTCCACGCAAAATGTCAGGCAGAGGTGGCGAGCAATTGCGGCGCCCATCGATGATTACCTGCAGGCGAGAGGTGGATGATATTTTGAATGCATCTCTCTTCTTAATTCACGATCCGCTTCTAATTGCATTTAACACTCGCAAACGTGTAGATAAAATCAGAAAGGTCGCATAGAGGGTATTGACTCGCTTGAGCCAATGAGCCAATATATGCGTATAGATTGCCGTTAGTGACTTCTATGGTCGCTGCGGCTTTTTTTATGTCTGAAATTTGGCCCATGAGCCGAATAACGAATTTAATCGGCTCACTTCGGTGGGCCGTTTCACGTTTTAGCGCGTCCCGAATCAAAAATGGATCCCTCCTGTGTGAAGTCGGGATGGCGCTTTTTTAATGCAAAAAAAATCCGCACAGTGGCGGATTCTTTCGGTTGACTACCCCAACGGCAAGGCGGTGCTTTTTCTCTCGACAGGAAAGAGTTTACCCGGACTTGTTCAGTTCACAATGTAACCAATTCCTAAATTGGACAAGTCCCCTTATGCGGGGGTGGAAATGAAAATGCCATATAAATCCGATCCGGGCTTAATTGCCGCGCTGATTGCATTGGGCATGACGGTGTTCGGCTCGGTGGCGGCGTATGCCTACAAAGTATTAAGCGGAGATGCCTTCAGCTGGCGAACCTTGTGTCTGCAGATGATCGTCTCTGTCTTCGCGGGATTCCTGATGATGCTGTTAGCCACCTACTGGAACTGGCCTCAAGAAATTACAGGGGCTATTTGTGGTATGGCTGGCTGGTCTGGTTCATCACTAATCAAAACCCTTGAGAAGCGTTTCCTGCAAAAAGCTGCGGGTGATGCGGGAGTTGCCGAATGATCACCCGTGACCAGTTTCAGCGCGCAGCCGGCATTTCTCAGCAGCTGGCAGATAAGTGGTATGGCCCGCTTTCAGCGGCAATGCAGGAATTCGGCATTGATACCGCAAAGCGACAGGCTTATTTCATTGCACAAATCGGTACAGAGTCAGGCGGATTCACTTCTGTGAAAGAAAGTCTGAATTACTCGGTAGCCGGACTATCATTTTTTGGATCACGACTGACCGCAGCACAGCGCGAACAGCTCGGGCGCAAGCCTGGCGAACTGGCGTTATCGCCTGAACGTCAGATGGCAATTGCCAATATCGTTTACGGTGGCCGCTACGGCAATAACCTGAATGGTGATGGCTGGAAGTATCGTGGAAGAGGACTGAAGCAGGTCACTTTCCGCGATAACTATGCAGCCTGCGCCAGGGTGCTTGGCCTCGATTTGGTCAACAACCCTGACTTGCTAATTACCGATGAGAATGCGGCCCGATCGGCTGGCTGGTTCTGGAAAGCCAATAACTGTAATCAGTTCGCTGATGCAGGAGATATTACCGGGCTGACTAAGCGGATTAATGGGGGTAGTAACGGTCTTGATGACCGCAAGGCCAGAACCAAGATTGCCCTGGAGGTACTGACATGACCAGCAGAGCAAGAATGGCCCGTTACAGCCGGTATATCCCGATCGTCTTCGCCGCAATCATCGTGGGTTTCGTGGGTAAGCTCTGGTACGACAACATCAACCTTACCGATCGTAACAACCGCATTCGCACTCAGTTCATTCAGGCCAACGAGCGCAACATGAAGTTCGCTGACCAGATGGCTCCTATAACGAAGCGCCTGGACAGCCTGGCCACGACTCTTGATGAAGAATCGCGCCGCCGGTCAACCGCCGAAGCCCGAGCCAACTCGCTGCAGAAAGAGAATGAATTTCTGCGGAACAGCAAGCAGTGCTCAATCTCTATCGATCCGGGCGCTGCAGGTAAGGGCAGCGATGACCCCAACACAGTGATTATCCAGGCTGGCCCACCGGAGAAAGAAGATGGCGTGGTTAGTAAGTAACTGGAAAGCGGTGCTGATTGGTGGGCTTATGCTGATGTGCGTAGGTTTCGCAGCTGAGGCTAACCGGCAATCGACCAGGGCAGATATTGCCCGGAAGGATGCTGATGCCCGACAAGAGACCATAAACAATATGCAGCGCCGGCAGAAAAGCGTTGCTGCACTGGATGCCAAATACACACAGGAGTTAGCTGATGCTAAAGCCACTATCGATCAGCTTCAGTCTGATGTTGTTGCTGGCCGTAAGCGGCTGCAGCTCAACGCGACCTGCCAAAAGCAATCCACCTCCGGCACCGCCAGCATGGATGATGCAGCCAGCCCCCGACTTACTGACACCGCTCAA